CAAGATATTCCAGGTCAAAACCGACCCCGAGGAAGAAGACGATCTGGACTTCAACGAGTACGACGCAATCATTCGCGCGCTGGAGACAGCCGCCGTCGAACATGCGGGCTGGGTGGTCAAGAAGGGGAAGGAATGGGTCCGCCATCCGGCCGCCAACGTGAAGATGATCCTGCAAAACCTGGGGCAGGCCAGGAGCGACGCCGAGGCCATCATGGGCGGGGCCGTGGCTCGTGGCTGGCGATTGGTCAATCTCCCCTTCCGTGAAGAGTACCCCGGCGGCCGACAGTGGAATATGGACGCCGCCCAGTTCAAGTTCAGGCCCGCCGAACTGGCCGACGACGAGGTTTCGCATCATCCGCATTGGGACTTGATCTTCGACCATATCGGCCACGAACTGACACCCATGTTGCGGGAACTGCCCTGGGCCATCAATTCCAATATCAGAACCGGGGCCGACTATCTCCGCGCCTGGGTCGCCTGCGCATTCCGCGATCCCTTCCAGCCCACGCCGTATCTTTTCTTCTTTGGTCCTGAGAACAGCGGCAAGAGCATCTTCCATGAGGCCCTGCGACTTCTGGTGACAAAGGGGGTGGTCCAGGCCAAACGGCCGCTTGAAGGACGTGACGGCTTCAATGGCGAACTGTCCGGCGCGATCATCTGTGCCGTAGAAGAGGTGGACATCTCGAAATGCCCCGGTGCCCGTGAACGGCTCAAGGCATGGGTGACTGGACGGACCATCTCCATCCGAAAGCTGCGACAGGACAGCTTCGAGCAACCCAACGCAACCCATTGGGTGCATACGGCGAACAGTCTGGAGAATTGCCCGATCTTCCCCGGCGACACCCGCATTACGGCCATCTATGTCGCCGATCTGCTCGACGAGCAGCGTATCGCCAAGCCGAAGATGGAGGCATCCCTTGAACAGGAGGCCCCGCATTTCCTTCACACGCTGATGCACCTGGAATTGCCACCCATTATCGACCGGCTGCGGCTGCCGGTGGTAACGACCGCAAGCAAGCTGTCCGCCGAAGAGGCCAATCAATCGGAACTGGAACAGTTCATTGCCGAGTGCTGCGACAAAACACCTGACGAGCATACGTCGTTTGCAGGATTCTACGACCGCTTTCAGCAGTGGCTCCCGCCCGCCGAAAAGCACGCATGGTCCAAGAAGCGGGTCAGCAAGGAACTGCCCGTCCGCCACTCAACGACGGTTGGGTATGCCAATCAGAAGTTTGTCTCTCACGTCACCTTGAAGCCGGCCAAGGAAGGAGACCGCAAATGACCCTTCAAATCTACCGTTCCGCCGGTTTCCTCTCGCGCTCGGTGCTGCGGGCCGAACTGGTGGCTCAAGTCGAGACCGACAAGCAGCCCGAGGACGAAACGGCCTTTGCCGACGAGTACGACGGCGACATCATCGAAGTTTCACCTGCCGATTCAGAGGACTCTGGAGAAGAGCAATGAGCAAGTACGACATGACCGATAGCGGCAGACGGCAATCCTTCGGCAAGGGAATGGCGATCCGCGATACGGCGGACGACAAGCCCCGCCCCGACTTGATCTCGCCTTTCGCCGAGGAACGGCAAGGACACTGGCTCCGCATGGGCGCGGCCAAGTACGCCGAGCGGAATTGGGAAAAGGGGATGCCGTTCAGCCGTTGCGTCGCCTCGCTCAAGCGGCACGTAATGAAATACCAGCAGGGCAAACGCGACGAAGATCATCTGGCCGCGATCATGTTCAACGCAATGGCCCTGATCCACTACGAGGAGATGATCGAACGCGGGCTGCTGCCGGCCGACTTGAACGACATGCCCAACTATCAGCCGGTCACCGGATCGCCGCGCAAGGGTGCCAAGAAACAGAGGAAGGCATGTTGTGACTGATTCCATCGTCTATCCTGGCTTGGTCCACTTGAATGGCTGTCTCATGGCGGCTGTGGACCTGGAGACCACCGGCACCCGGCCCGGATACCACGAGATCATCCAGATTGCCGTGGTGCCCCTGGACTCGGACTTCAGGCCGCTTGCCAGCGTGCGACCGTTCTATACCCGTGTCAAGCCAAAACACCCAGAGCGGGAATCAGTCGGCGCGAAACACAAGCACAAGATTCCTATGACGGAACTCTTGCTCCATGCCCCGGACGCCGAGCAGGTGGCCGATTGGCTCCACGACTGGTTATTGAACCTGAAGCTCCCCTTCAAGAAATGCCTCGTGCCGCTGGCCCACAACTGGGCCTTCGAGTCGTCGTTCTTGAAGGCATGGCTGGGCGTAGAGGAAATGGACCTGATCTTCCACAGCCACGCCCGCGACGGGATGCTCTATGCGATTTCGTTGAACGACAAGGCCGCTCTGGCGGGCGAGCCTGTTCCGTTTCCCTTCGTTGGCCTGGGGGCCATGTGCAAGAAGCTGGGCATCACGAACACCAACCCGCACGATGCCCTGGCCGATTGCATCGCCGAGGCCAAAGTCTACCATGCCATGCTCCGAATGTTCTGAGACCAGCCGATGCCGACCGAAGAGCCGCCATACCCACTGTGCGAAACGCGCCTCGTGGGCACGGTCAAAGGTGTCATCAAGCACGCCAAGTGCGCCAACACGGCGAGCGACCATCACCTGGCTCTTGTCCGGCCCGTTGACTGTCGCCGCTGCCTGGGGCTTGAGCCGGAAGCACCGGCCAAGCCGCCAGCCGAAGCGCCGGAACCTCCCGAGCCACCTGGCCTGATGCGCCGGGCGATCTCCTACACCGAGGCTCTGGCCCGCTGGACGGCCGCCGGTCGGCCTGAGCGCTCCGACAAGGAAGTCGAACGCATATTCCACCAGCACTGCAAGACCTGCAAGTGGTACGACCCCGAGCGGCAAATCTGCCGAGGCTGTGGCTGCCGGGTGGCCGACAGCGGCTACGCCGTGCTCAACAAGATCAAGATGGCCACCGAGAACTGCCCCCGAGACCTATGGTGAGACCAATGCCCTGCGACTGTCCTGACGATCAATCCCGCCCAACGCCCTCGGGTGGCTGCAACTATCTCGTCTACTCCGGCGGCCCGATGACGAGTCTCTATCGCCTGGTGGAGCACGCTATCCCGGACGTGAACATGGTCCACGGGCGGCCAACACTCCACGCGGACGGCTCATTGGAGTTCCCCGGCCCCCCGCCCGTGATCCCCGGTTATCGACCGGAAGGCTCACGGCTCTATCCCGCCTGGCCTCCGTGCATCCTGCGGATGTTGCGGGTCCAGGTCATTGAGGGCGTGCTAAGCGTCACGGGCATCTGTGGCGGCCCCACGGTTGCACCGTTCAGCCTTGAAGTAACGCCAGACCAGTGCCAATGCTGCCCCGCTCGCCAAGTCAGGCTCTAGGTTGCCAGGACGCAGCGTTCAATCGCACTTGCCTTGCCGCTCACTTTCCGTGATGGAAGCTCTTGAGCGTCTTCGCCATGTTGATTTGGCGCTTCGTTGTTGCCGAGACTCCCTTGGGCGGGTGCATCTCGAACGCGGCCAGAGACATCCCGGCGGCCTTTGCCTTCGCGGTCAACGCGCCAGGGTGCTTGATCGCACCTTGAATCCACTTCTTTGCCATCGCAGGGTTCCTTTCAGGTTGAACAATCAGGAGGGGCAAACGTACTCGACACGCAAGTCGTACACGTAAATGTCTACCTCGAACGCGCCGATCCAATTGGTTTCGCACCACCGGCCCGTAGCGGAGTCATAGTAGTAGCCCATGCCTATCGGCTGATCGTAGTAGACGTGATCTCCCGTAGATGTACTGCTTTGGTAGCCCGGAGCAAGAGACGGCACATAGCCCGAGCCCACGATGGTGGAGTCCGTGTTGCTGCACGCATACCAATACTCATCTTCGAGGCCATACTGCCGAATTGCGCCCGTATCAATCCAACGATCCTGATAGATGCAGTTGGTCCAGTGAAGATGCGTCAGGGTGTAGTGGATGATCTGGCCCGTGGGTCCGCCGATGCACTGCTCCAAGTGGGCCACCACGTCCGATCCCATCGCCGCGACCATATCGCCGTAGCTGACGTAGCCGTAGAGGTACTGCTCGACGATCTGTGAAAAGGGGATCGTCACGTAGTAGCCGCCGGGGTTTATCTGGACCCTCCCCGATCCTTGGGGCACGCAGCACCGCTCCTCTTCGCAGCCGCACCAGCCGTTCTCGATGGCTTCCTCAAGTTCGTCGATGTAGAGCTTCCGCCATTTGCCTCCGGGGAAGGCAGTAGTGAAGCTATTGTTGGAGCAAATCTCCTTCAACTTGTCCTGGGCCTCGGCGATGTCATCGGCACTCCACTTGTGCGGCGCGGCGACGAGCGACAGCGGCGCAACGGGATCGCAGCCTTCCGACGGGTGCAAGGCAAGGTTGTTGATCCGTGTGAGGATGTTGTTCCATGCGTCGAGCCTGAGCGGATACATTGCAGCCATGACTCAATCCTGCAAGAACGCAGTCCCTGCACCAAACTTCTCGCTCTCGAAGTCGAAGGCGAAATCAAATTCGTACTCGCCGTAGTCCTGGTCCCAGATGGAAACGTCCGTGCGGATCGCCAGATACTCGTCGGCGTTTTTGAGCACGTCGGACAACGGTTGCCCGTCCTCATGTTCGTCGTCCGCTACCAGCGCGCTGCGAGCAATAGTCAAGCTGCCGTCCTCGTTGATACCGTGAAGGAGTGACGACAGATGAGCGACCTTGGTTTCGCTGCCTGATGTGTCGAGAATCTTGGTTTTGTTCAGATCGACCGTGATCTCCGTCGTTGTCGTAGCGCGCGGCGCGATGGCTGGCAGGCTCCGCCGGGGATAGGTCCGCAAATTCAACCGCGGGCGCGAGCCGGGCGAAAGATTGATGTAGGTCGCCGAGTCCACTACGGGCTGCGGCGTGAAGCCGGCATCAGTGGGCGTCCGGTCGCCCCAGTCGCTTTGCGCTCTGAAGACCACGTTGGGACCGCCCACGAATATGATGCTGCTGGCCGGGATCGTGGACGTATCGCCCACAGGCAGGCTGCCTGTCGCGCCGGCCCCTATGCCGCCGCCCCCGGCGCAGTCGGCCGAAATCTCGTTGGCTGGCGGCCAGGTGTCGGTCTGTGGCAAGGCCGCCGGCCAGAAGAAGCGGTACTTCTGCATCGTGCCGGCGAGCACTGGCACCAGACACTCGAAATCGACACAGTTGTCGGCGGAGTTGTAGTTGGCCTTCTCTATAATCGCCAGCACCGGCCCGTTCGCGACGTAGCGGCTTGCGAAGTCCAGCGTCACGGCGTCGAATGTTTCCAAGTTCAGCTTATTTAGGAACGTCTTGAACTTGATCCGCTTCCAGGTATTCGACTTGCGGATCAACCAGAACGTCGCGCACTTGTAGGCGATGTCCGGCTGATTGTAGATGTAGAAGTCGTATTCCTGTTCCTGTGTGCCGTACTTAGCGACGTTGTGCCGCAGGATGATGGTCTTCTCAGCCTTGTCCTTCGCCTGGTCCGAAAGGTCCGCCCAACTCTGCCGCCATGTGACTTTCATCTTGGTCACGATGTCCTCGGTGGCGGTGAGTTCCACCTCGATGCCGTTCTCGGCGTCAATGTCGCTCACGGTAATGGTGCCGGCCGGCGACGGTTCTTCCGGTAGGTACTTGAGATAGAAAGCACCATTGCTGATCCACATAGCGCAGCGGGCCTGGAAGGCGATCTCCTGCAAAACCTGGATGGTGTTCTTCCGCTCCAAGAGTGGAAAGTTCGCCGGGAACGGCCGGAGTTTCTGCTGGACCTGATTGAACGAGTCCTCGTTCCAATCGAGATCGGTGTAGTTCTGGATCAGGTACTTGAGGATTTCCACGGTGTCCGGGCCAACCTGAGAATGGAAGGTCACGTAGAGATCGTCGCTCCACCCCTGGTCCGTGATGGACGAGAGAGGTTTACTGACGACGATTTGCACGGCCGTCACGGTTCCATAGGTCTGAGTGGTCACGATGTACAAATCGGTGGGCACGTCCACCAACCGCCGCTCGCCGGTGAGTTGCTTATAGGCTTTCACCGCCAGCACCGTACCCGGCACGATGGAGGCGATGTAGGTGATTGGCTCGTCGCTGGAAACCTTCACCGACACGCCCGGATCGGCCCAAAACTGCTGAGCCACCGGTTCGGTGTCCATCTGGCTGACGGTGGCGTTGGTATTGGTTGTCACCATTCCCATGTCAACGATCTTGTTGCCTCTGGGGAATCCGTCGCCACAGCCGTTGGGCACCTCGTCCTCATATCGGTAGTAGCTCACCTGGGTCGGCTCCAGGCAGACGGCCGGCTCCTGGGTCTTCTCGTTGTAGGCGGCGGTCGCCGTGGCCTCGTCCGCCGGGTGCTGGCGACTGTCCACGAAAAACAGGTCTGCCTCAAAGTGCCCCGTGAACAAGCCGCCGTTGATGTTGATGGTGATGGTCCGACGCTGTGGAAAGTCCTCGCCGCCCAGGATGCGAATGGGGTTGTCCCCGAGGCCCTTGGCATTGGCCTCGTCAATCTGCTGTTGCCGGCGGGCCTGGGCGCAGGCCCGTTGCTTGCCCTGCTTCGCAACGGCCTCCTGGATTTGCTTGTTGAGCGAGTCGATCTGTTTCTGAAGATCGTCGGCCTTCTTCTGGTCCACGGGTGTGTGGAACGACGGTGCCCAGCACTCCTTCACCTTCTTCAGGTGGTTGATCTGGATCGACATCTGCGCAAGACTCAAGATGAATTGCGAGTCGTCGGCCCCGTCTGGCAGCTTGGCCCAGAGGTCCATGCCGCTGAGGATGCCAACGCCGGTGAGCGTCGTGCCCGTGACCGCCTTGTTGACTTGTAGCGTGGGGCAATTCACCACGGTGCCGAAGATCATCGGCCACGCCTTTCCAACCATGTCCGCCGGCAGATAGGGAAACTGTCCCTCCTCGGCCGAGAAACCGATTTCCTTGTCTTCCAGTTGCGAGAGGATCGTGAACTTGACCGTGCGATCTCGCTCGCTCCAACTGATGGGCGAACTCAGCTTGCCGCTAAACAGCAAAAACCTGTCGGCCAAGTCGAGGCCGCTGAAATACTGGTAAACTCGCGCCGTTCGCTTATGAACGTCGTGACTATCGAGGATGGCCTTGATCGTGCCGTCCGTGTCGTCAAGCGTCACGGCCAACTCCTGCGAGCCGCTGCTGTTGCTCACGTTGACCACGTTGTCCATGTCGCCGACTTCCACGATCCGGCCCAGAATATCGCCCACTGTGCGGTCGGCATAGACGGCCGTGCTGCCATTCACCCAATCCACCTCAATAATGGTGATTGGCTCGTTGCCGCAACGTGCCGCCAGTTTCGCCAGTCCTGCCTCAGATATGCTTCTCACAGTTCGACTCCCTCAAACTCCAGGTCAATCATCTGGGCCTCGCCGACTGGCCAAGGGGCGATTGCCGGTCCTGCCTTTTGCGGCGTGTCGAACTCAAAGGGATTGTTGGTGAAGTTGCCCACCCAGGTCCGCCCGTTGTGGTCGATGATCTTCACCGGCGAGGCGAAGTAGGCAAAGAGGAAGGCCCGTAATTCAAGGCCCTTGTTGCGCATCAGACGGAAGGTCCATTTCAGCTTTCGGCGATCGCCCTTCCGCTTGACGTAGGTGTAGCGAGTGCCGTCCATTGCCGTCTTGCGGTTCACAGTCGCCGTCAGGCCCTCCTGGTCGCTAAGCTGTGGATTGGGCAGCAGCGTCGTGGTCTGTAGCGATGGATACGGGGCTGCAAGCGTGAACATAGACCTCTCCTTGCCAGCCCCAAAACGGACACTATGCTGGCAACAACTCGCCCTCGAACTCCAGGCTTGCCGAAAAGCTGTTGCGGCCGTCCTGGACCACCGGCTCGGTTTGCGTCATCACAACGCCTTTCCAGCACCGGCCTTCCCAATCGAGCAAACCGATCTCCTCGCCTAAGTGCGTTTCCAGGAACGTGAGCAACTGCTGCGACTGCGTGGCACTGAGGCCCGAGAACGTGAGCACGAGGGTCTGAATCTTGGGCCATATCGGATCGGCAAACACGACCAACGTGCCGCCACGGGTCTCTCGCAAGATGCGATTGAAACTGAGTCGGTCTTTGTTGCCGAGATTCGGTGCTCGCAACGTCACTGAATCCGTGACGGTGCCGCTGGCCGGATAGAACAAACGGAACGGTAGCGAGACGTGCTCGGGCGGCCCGACCGTCACAGGCGGAGGCGTCGGCGCTCCTGGTGCCCCTTCGCCAACAAAGGGATGGTACTGCTGGCGAACACCGGCAAAGACAATGCTGAAGGTCGCTGCCTGGCGCAGATCGAGCGCCGAGGCCGCGTCTCGCAGGCCGCTCCTTGCCGCAGTCGCACGGCCAGTCAACGCCAACGTCGATCTGGTGGTCTTGCACTTATCGACTGCCGCAGTCTGGGAGAGCGACAGCCAGTTGCCGGTATCCCCGGTCTGGTTGGGATGGATTTCACCCAGCAATTCCAGGACGCTCTCGGCCGATACCTCGATGGCGGTTGGCTTCACGCGCACGACCGACGCCGATTGAACCAGCGGAATCACCTGGCCGACGGCTGCCGTGAGCGGCCTCGCCACGCCGGCGGCATCCTGCAAGCCGTCGAGTCGCGTGACCATCTTGTCAAGCTGCGGGTCGTACTCCGGTGTGGCGATCTGGACAGCGGACTCGGCCGACAAGTACCACGGCCGGGCGACCGGGGCCTCATGCGAGAGGGCAATGGCGTTGGAGCCGGTCACGGCCCGCGCCACCACGACATCCGCCCAGTCCCACAGCGGAAGCCAATCCCAGACGGAGATTTCTGCCGAGAGCCACGTCCCGCCCGCGGCAGTATCCATCACATCGAGTGTGCTGGCCGCCGAAACGCCCCGCGCGACCGAGACACCAGCCGCCGATCCCAACGAGATCACGGACTCGCCGGCACGGGCAATGAACCTGTGCCCCGCCGCCGTATCGGCGACAACCAACGAGCTCACGGTTGCCACCGGGCGAACGGCCGCTGCGTCGGCCACCACACTGGGGCTGATGACCGATTGAATGTCCCGTGGCCGCAGGACGCTGTGCGCAGTCGCCTGGGCCAGATCAACTGGACTGGCCACGTTCAATCCGAGCGCAATCTGGATGCCAAGGTCTGACTCCAAGCTGATCGCCGATTCGACCGTGAGCGTCCAGATTGTTCGACTCGTGCGAGCGGCCTCGTCCACCAGATCAAGGGCATTGGCCGCCGCGACCGCCCGCACGACCGTAGTCTCGGCTGCCGTTGTCGGCTCGACGGTCGATTCAGCACTGAGCGCAAGCGAGGCCGTGCGGGCGGCGGCGTCCGTCAATTCCAGCGCATCCGTCGCCACCACGGTTCGCACAGCCAATGTATCGACCGCCACCGTCAGATCGGCTGTCGATTCGGCCACGGTCGTGAAGACCGTTGTCCCGATGGCGGCGTCTGCCAGATCGAGTGCATCGCTGGCCGCAACCTCGCGCACCGCAGCCCCAGCCGCCAAATCCAGCAGAGTCAGTTCGCACGCCGCCCCGCGGTTGCGCATCGTCCCAACGTTGGCCGCATCTGTCAGGGCAAGAGTGTCCAAAACGGCGCGACCACGGACAATGCCCACGGCCGCCTGCCCCGCAAGGGACAACGCGGTCGTGGCAGTCCCGTAGACGATGGTTGCTCCACCGCCGCCCTCTTCCTCGCCCAAGGCCAGACGCATCGCGGCCAAGAGCGAGTTGGCGGTGCCAGGTCTGCCGGTTCTGTCGCCCGTCGCCGGCCTCGGCTCATCGGCACCTGCGAAAGCCAGTTGTACGCCACCCAAGCCCGAATCTTGGCCGCCCAAAACCCATCGCGGAGTCGGACGGGCCGCGAAGGTCGGGGCAGGGTCGGCCGTCTGGGCGATTGCCAGCACGCTCTCGGCCCCGGCGCAGACGGCCACGGGACCAATCGCGCCGTCCAACCCAAGAACCACGCGGCCCAACGCCGTGCCGAGCCGGCCAGTCTGAGTGGTCGGCGTCGGCAGGGGAACGTCGGCCCCAGCGAACGCCGGCTCCAGTGATCCCAACTGGGAATCCTGGCCGCCCAAGGTCCAATTGGGCGATACATGGGCCGCGAATGTCGGTGCCGGGCCTACTGTCTGCGCAAGCGCAAGCGTGCTCTCGGCCGACAGATGGATGGTCAAGGGGCCAACCACCCGGCCAAGGGCGAGAATCATGTCCCCGAGTTGCCCGCCGAGTCGGCCGCTCTCGGTCGTGGTCGAGGGTGGCGTTTCCTCGGCGGCGGCGAACGCCAGTTGCACGTTCGCCAGCAGGGAATCGGCAATGCCCAGCCTGCCGGTTTGCGCCATCGCTTAGCTCTCTTCCCAATGAACCAAGGTCAGGGACACCTTCTGAACATTGTTGGTCGGATCAATGGCTACGCCAAATTGCATGGGCGTGTTGGTGTCACTGAAGCCACTCTCAAACCACTTGATCCAGTTCACGCCGTCTTGCGAGTGATACCATCGTTTGGTTCCGCCCGCCCACTCGAACCTCATCCAGAAGAGACGTTGAGGCCATATACTGCGGTCATAACTGCCAAATTGGTTGCTCTCAGTCGCAGTTGGAGAGGTATAGTTGTAGCCATGAAGGGTCGGATTACTGGAGGTGCTTGTCTCACGAAGGCCCCAAATCGTGAAATTGCCATCATCCGAACCGCCAACGCATCGCATACAGACGCCCATCTTGGGCGAATCGGAGGCGATCCCATTGAAAAGAAATGCCGTAACGAGGTTCGTTGTTCCAGACGCCAGGGGACGAACGTAGAGTCGAACCTGCGGATTGTTGGTATCCATGTCAGGGTCTTCAAGAACCAATGCGCTGCCAACGAATGTTGCTGTGGCGTTGCCTTGGTTCACCCATGTCCATCCGGTTTGTGGAGGCGCTTTGAGCCGCCGATAGGGGCCGTACTTGTGCCACGCAGCGCCGTCGTCGTACTCCAAGAACAACCCGTCTGTGGGAAGAAAGAGCCGCCCTTTGACTCCGGCAGCAGGCTTGTTGGCATAGAGATCGGAAATGAACCGATTGGCAACTCGTGCCTCCAGGCTGCCCTTTGTGAGCAAGTGAATGACACTTGCCCCGTTGGAGTGCGTGACCGCAACAGTGCCCTCCGCCCCCCGCGTGATCGTAAAGGTTGTGCCTGCCACATTGGTGACAATGCAGATTTCGCCGTCGATCCTGATACGAAAACTCCCGGAAGCCGGAAATGCTGTCGCATCGACGACCGTGCAACTGGTGGCAGTCGTTGTCGTAATCGCGGCAGACAACGTGGTGACGGCTTGATTGGCGAAGGTTTCCATTAGTATTGCCTCCAGTGTAGAACCGTCATGCCCGTGTCGATGTAGACGTACATTGGGCTGCCCGTATAACTGGCGTTGGACTGAACTACGAGTCCGATCTGATTTGGAGTCAAGGAGTCTGTCGAGGGCAGACTGACCAATTGCGTCCAGGTGTATCCGTCAATCGACGCAAAGATCACGCGATTCGTCCCGTTATCCGTGTACTTGATCCACGTCAGGAGCGACACTGAGAAGTGCGTCTGGGATGGCCAGCCAGTGATACTCGTGCTGCTGGAAGTTGGACTGGCATAGCTGTAGCCGCTCATCTGGACCGCGTTCGTTGATCCACCCAGTCCATAGCACTGCAACTTCCCGCTCACGGAATCTCGGATGCACAGGCCGCAGGCTACCTGGCTACTTGCACTGTAGGGCCAACCATTCGGAAGAAACGCCATCTCAACAGTGAACGGCGTTGATGGGTAAGGCTTCACACAACAACGCAGGTTTTGGGAACTGTTGTAAGGCGCGTAAAGGAAGATCGCGCCCTTGTTATCGGTGCAGGTTGCCGTCGATTGGTTCACCCAGGTCGGGAAATCCGCCGCCGCCGGAGGCGTCATCGGCCAGATCGGGCCAAACTTTTCCCACGCCGAGCCGTTGTCGCGCTCGATGAACAGGCCATCGGTCGGCAGGAAGATGCGGCCTGGCGTGCCGGCGGCAGGCCGGTTGGCGTAGGTGTCATAGACCGCCAAGTCGTTCTGATCGTGGGCGTCGAGCGCCCCCGCCGTCAGGACATGCTTCACCGCCGCGCCGCTGCTGTGCGCGGTGGCGGAAGTCCCCTCCTGATGACGCACGACAGTGAAGGTCGTTCCACTTACCCCCGTGACCTTCATAATCTCGCTGTCGATGAGGATGCGGAAATCGCCGCCGGTAAACCCCATCGCACTGGCCACATTGACCGCGGTGGTAGAATCGTCGATGTCACCGCTCAGGGTGGTACTGGCAAGATTCTTGAACTTCTCGGCCATTACGTTTGCCTCCAATGCAAGAATGAGATGACTCGCGGGATGCCGTTAGAGGACTTCCAACTGTTGGCGAATACGCCGACCTGATCGGCGGTCAGAAACACTGTTCTGCCTTGAAGAACTTGAACCGGCACGAAACTAATGCCATCGCTGGATACTTTCACCAGTCGATTCGTGCCATCATCGGAGAAACGGAGCCACATTGGACAGATCAATGGTGCCATATAGGAGAACTGATTGGCGGAGAGAGTCGTATGGTTTGTCCATTGGTCATAGGAGAACTGCATCGGATACGTCGTTGACGCCCATCCGTAAGTCAGCAGTTTGCTCGATGCACTATCACGCCAGCAGATGCCGAATTGCGCAGCCGTTTGGGCACTCGTGTAGACCGGCGACTGAGCGAGCATACATACCGTAATCTCATAGGGTGTGGACGGCGCGCTCTTAACAAGACACCGCAGACTTTCGCCCGACGAAACGCTTGGAGTCGTCAGCACCATCATTCCCTTCGTGTCTGCGACAGTTGCAGTTCCTTGATTCACCCAAGAGAAGTCACCACTTGCCGGCGGCGTCATTCGATTCATGGGCATCATATCCCATAGTGATCCGTTATCCTGACCGACCAATCCCTCGGTCGGCAGATAGAGTCGCCCCGCCTGTCCAGGCGCATCGCGGTTGGCGATCGCACCGGTGGCAAATTGCTCGATGTCTCGCTGGACCAAGGCACCGGCCGTGAGCACATGGAACACGGCGGCGTCAGCATCGTGGCTGGCGGCCGACGTGCCTTCTTGTGCCCGCGTGATCGTGAAAGTCTTACCCTGCACGTCCGTGACGAGCATGATTTCACCGTCGATGATGATGCGGAAGTTGCCGCCGGTGGGGAACCCGACAGCCGACTTCACGGTCAGGCTCGTAACGCTGTCATTGATCCCCGCGATCAACGATGAAAGCCCGCCATTTGCAAATCGTTCGTAGGCCATCGTGATTCCTCACGGAGGGAAAGTAAGGCCGGGCGGGACAACAAGAAGCCCCACCCGACCCGTGGCGAGGGAGTCTCCTGCTACGCGCTGACGGTATACGTGACCTTCAACTGATCGCTGGCGTTGACCGGCACATCGCCAGTGCCGAACAGCGCCGTGGCCCAGAGGGTGCCGCCGCTCGTGTGGTCGCTCTTGTTGTGGGCGTTGGAAACGCCACCCACCAAAAACAGGCCCTTGACGGTTCCACTGCCAGTGATGTCGAAGATCACGGGACTGCCGTTGGTAATCGCCTGACCCGAAGCCGCTCCCTCGGTCCACTCGGGACGGGTGCTGCTACTGCCGCCATTGCCGGCGTCGGTGTAGTCGGTGAACTCCGCCCAGCCATTGCTCCCGGCGATCTGGGCGTAAACGTCCGTGGCGGCCAGGGCGGTATAGCCGCTGTTGGAGATCATCCCCAGCCACCAGGTCGTGATGGCCGAAACGCCGTGGAACATCACGTCCAAGAGCTTGTTCTTGCCCTCGTTGGTGATGCCGTTGGGAAACTCGTAATGGCCGATCTTCCGACCGTTGCGGAAGTGCTCGACCACAAACGTGCCACGCGGTTGGAGTTGGTCTTCGGCCTTGCGGACGCGAACCACGCCGCAACCCGCGCTGTGGCCGACATTCATTCGACTGACGCTCATTGTTGTTCCTCTCGGAAAAAGGGGTTACAGGGTTGCTGTGCCACGCCGCAATTCCCTTCGCAATTCAGCGGCGATGGACCTGGCCGTCTGGCGGCTGGTTCCGCCGCCGCTCACCGTCACGTTGATGTCACCAATGTTGGTGACGCTCCCGCCCTCATTGCGGTAGACCGGCTGCGTGCCGGCGTTGATGGCGGTCAGTTGCGAGGCAAATCGCCGTGCCGAGGCAGCATTGATGACCACTTCGCCCGGTGAAAGCATTGCCGGGATCACATCCGTGCCCTGCGGCCTGCCGCCGGCTGCCAGAAAGTTCCACGCTTTGCCTCCGTGGGCCGCCGTCATGGCCTCTGCCGGGACGGCAACGTTCTGCGCAGCTTGCGCCACGCTCCACAGGGCATCGGCCAGCAATTGGGCCTGACTCACCAGTCCGCCCATGTCGATCTGCGAGACCTGAAAGAGGGCCTTGTTCGCTCCCTCGGCACTGGTCTTCATTTCCTCGGTTTCATCGACGGTCGCCTTGGGCTTCAACTGGTCGATGATGGCCTTGAGGCGGTCGGCCTTCTGCTGGGCCTTCTGCAACTCGGTCCCGATGTCGCGGGGCTGGCCCTCGGGCGTCTGCATCTTCTTCAACGCCTCGGTCTGCTCTGCCAGGACCTTCAGGTTGGCGATCTGGTTGGTGAGGAAGCTCCTGTCCCAATCCGTAACGGTGGGACTTTTCATCAACTCCTCGGCCTGCTTGCTTATTGCCTGAAACTCCTTCAGACCGAAGCCCATTCCGCCCGACTGCGACAACTGTTGAATCTGCCGCACCATATCGGCCAGGGCCTTCGTCTCTCTCTGGATGTCGCCGCCGCCAAGGATCGCACCCTTGGCCTTGGCCGCAGCTTGGCTCAAGAAGGTGGCCCAACTCTCCATGCCTTGCTGATAGACTTGCAGGTTCGCCCCGAGCGATCCCAACGCGGCTTTCTGATTGGTCGCGGCGGCAGTCAGGTCACTTCGTTCGGCGGACAGCTTCTTGACCAACTGAAGCTGCTTGTCATACTCGGCCGTCTCTTGCTTGAGGTAGGCCCGCTGATCGGGCAATGGCATCTGCGACAACAGTTGCTTGGCCAGTTCCGGTGAGGCCATCGGCAGCAAGACCTTCAGTTCCAGGGCTTTCTGGTTCAGGCCGGCTTCGATCTGGGCGCGGAACTCGTCAATTGCCTTCGGCGCGGCAAAGAGCCTCTGGACTTCCGTCTCCGAGACGCCGCCCTCCAATGCCGTCTTGACCCGCCGCGAGAGCGAGTCGAACCTCAGTGCCTCGCCCAAGTCGATGTTGGTAGTGCCCTCCATCCACTCCTTCTTGAAGGCGTCCATCTTGGCCTTTAAGTCTTCGGAGAGCGCGGCCGTTTGCTTCGGTTCCTTCTGGCCTTTCTTGTCGAACAGGTCAAGGTCCGTGAGGATGCCCTTCATCAGGACCTTCATCCGGTCCACTCGCTCTTGCTCTTTGGCCGCCGCTTGGGCCGCCGCTGAGGCGCGCTGGGCACTGTTGGCCTGCAATTCCTTCTCGGCCGCGATCTGTTTGCGGATGATCGCCTCCACGGTGTCGGCGGCATCCCTCCGCAGCAACTCGTCTTGCGTGCCTCGGGCGATCTGATCCGCCTCCTGGGCGTAGGCGCTTGCTCGCTTGAAGACCGCCTCGGCTGCCCGTTCCTGGTCTGGGGTCTCGGCCTTGGCCAGCTTGGTCGCCGCCTCTCGCGCCAGTGCCAAGGCGCGGCTGCTGTACATCTTCTCCAGAACGTCCGACTGCCTGTAATAGTCGTCGTGCTTCTGCCGGTCTTCCAGCCACCGCTTGAAGACCATATCGTCCAAGGTGGTCTGCAACTCGGCCTGGCGTTTCATCGAGTCTTCGGCCGCCTTGTTGGCGTCCTGGGCAGCCGAGCGGAATTGCTGGACGACCTTTTCGCGGGTCGAGATCATCGCCTGCATCGTGGTCCGCGACGAGGCGACCAACTCCTTGTCAGCCTGCTGTGCCTTGTCCACCTGGGCGTTGTACGCCCTTTCCACATTGGCCCTGTACTGCGCCAGGCGGCGGCTGGCTTCGTCATAGACCTTCATCTCGGCGTCCAGCCGAGATTGGGCGGCCTTCTTCTGGTTCGCCACGATCTCCGTCACGTCCTTGCGGAACTTTTCATTGGCGTTGTCGAGCATCGACGCCATCTGGGAATCCAGGAAGTCGATTGCCGCCCCCGTCATCAGAATCGGGGCGACAGCATTGTTGAAGATGTTGCCGATCGGATTCCTGTTGAGCGTTCCCAGCTTGTTCCAGAGCGAAATGAAGGCCGGCAGTCCCGCGCCAATGGCCAGCATCGGGGCAAGCTCCGTCAGGGCCGAGGCAATGCCCTTCAGCGCCGAGGCCAGTTTGTCCGCCCCGCCAGCCGCCTTCAGGAGGCCGGCCAAGAACTTGATTAGCTCGGGCCCGATCTCGGTCGTCATCGCGACCCTGAACTTGTTCAACTCCGTCAAGTATTGTTGGGCATCGGTGGAGGTGAACTGCTTGAATATCTCGTTGAAGTCATCGGTCAGGCTGGTGGCCCCGATCTGCTTCATGGCCTCGGCCACCTTCTCTGCGCCGTCGCCGGTCAAACGCAGATCGGCGTTCAGTCCGCGAATGTTGCGGACTAGCTTGGCCATCGCCGCAATGTCGTCGTTGGCGCTGTCTTTCAGCTTGAGGAACGTCCCTTGGAGGCCCAGCGCTTGGACCGCCGCCGGCCCGGACTCGTAGCCGAGCGATCGCAGTTCCTTCTGCAAGTCCTGCGAGGGCTTGATAAGGGCCGCCATTGCTGATCGGAAGCTGGTTGCGGCCTCGGGGACGCGCATCGCGCCGATGGTCAAGGCGACCATCGAGGAGTTGACTTCATCGAGGTTGACGCCCAACTCATTGGCGATCGGCACAATGCGGCCAATGATCGGAGTCAGCTCGGCACCGCGAGTGCGGCCCAACTCGATGGTCTTGAAGAACTTGGCGGCCACGGCTTCGGCCTGATCGGACGACATGCCGTAGGCATTGAGCGTGCCGGTAATGAGCAGCACGGCCTCGTTCAAGTCCATAACGCCGACCTTCGCCAGCTTGGCGGAGGCCGTCATAATGTCGGCCCGCTGGGCAGCGCTCGTGAATTGATTGGAGATCGTCTGGTAGACCGCCTCGGCTACGTCAGGCAGCGGGAAGTTGAACTCCCGCGAGAGGCCGGCCACTTCCTTGCTCAAGCCTTGGAAGCTGCGGTCGATCTTCGGGGCGATGGTCTCGATTTCCGAGATTCTCGTGGAGAACTTGAGGGCCTCGTCCACCGACTCCCGCAAGAGATCGCGGATTTGGCTCAACACACGGACGATGGCCTGGGTCATCACCACCCGCGCCAGTGTCTCCCAGGTAACGGTCCACGCTTTGGTCTTGCCGGCGGCTTCCTCGGCCGCACTGCTGGCGTCCTTTCCCGCCTTGCTCCCCTTCTCGCCCGCCTCCCGCATCTTGTCCCCGGCAGCAGCCGCAGTGTTGCCGAGATTCGCCATCGTCTGGTTGGCTTTCTGAATCTCGTCGGCCACGCCAGCAGGCAGCCAGAGCTTCGGGGCCGTAGCCGCCGCTGGCGCTGCCGGGCCATTGCCCATCTTCTGCATGGAGTTGGCCAACCGTGTGGCAGCCGAGGCCATATCCCGCATCCTATTGAGCGCGTCTGCCGACTGACTGTTCCATGCGTTGATCTTCTCGCCGAACGTCTGGAAGGCGGTGCCAGAGGATTGCAGCGCGGAGTCCAGGCGCTGAAGCTCTTTCAGAGCGTCCTCTACGCTGAAGCCGAGTTTGGAGACGATTTCGTCGGCCATGAGGCACCTTGCTAGGACTTCACTCGCACCGCACGGACGTGAGGCTTGACCGGAGGAAGGTCCACATCTTCTGCAAACCGCAGGAAGGCCCTGGCACCCGTGACCTGGAAGTTGTAAGGGCCGGGTTCAAGCAGGCGATAGAAGAGCGTCGGGTCGGGATCGACGTTGGCGTTGTGGTACTCGTTCCAGATCAGCCACGGCAGCGTCGTCGAGTAGGTGAATGTGTACTCGCCGGTCGCCTTGTCCGCCGTCAGCTTGCCGCCGCTCTGAGCCACGCCCATCCAGGTTCGGTCGATCCGCTCGGTGAACAACCCGTGGGCCGCCTTGACTGCCGCCGGAGCGACAGGCAGGTTGTAGCTGATCTGCTGGGCCAGCTTGACGAACGTCGCTCGCGATGCCCCGCTCCACACCGGAATCTCCGCCAGGACCGCTTCCAGCCACTCCATCAGGCCGTGGGCGATGGCGTCCTTCATGTGGACATCGAGCGTATTGCGGTAGGCCGAAACGTCGATGCGCGCAGTTGAGAACTGGGCCGTGAACTTCATGGTCAGGAACCTCCCTCCGCCGGCCGAGTCGCCACGAAGGGCATCCTTGCCCCGGCCAGTCGAGCCTCCTGCTCCAGCTCGTCGTGGCTTCGCAATTGGTCGAAAGCGACGACGAGCGCCTGGGTCTCCACGCCGCACTCATCCCAGGACGGCTTGACGCCCGGCGGTCGGATGCCTAGCCGTTCGCAGGCTCGCCAAACGGCGAACTCTGCGGTTCGGAAAGGGGCGAAGAGAACTCTTCGGGCATTGGTCCCTGACCACGCAAAAAAACCTCGCGCGCCCGTTGCAGCTTGGCATCGTCCAGGGCATTCGCCTCCAGAACCAGTGCCAGCACGCGATTGCACTCGACCTGGGTCAGCCCGCCAGACTTCAGGTCCTCCTCCCACTTGGGCCACGTGCGGGGATCGCTTTCCTTGACCGAATCCCACTCGATCTCGGTCGGGGCCAGGGACTTGACGATCATGTAGCCAAGCCGCTTCCTGGCCCACTCGCCGAGGACTTGCTGGTAGGTCGGATCGTTGAGATTGGGAATCCAGCCGTCCTTGGTGAACTTGCCCGGCGGCTTGGGGTTCGGGCACAGGGCCTCGAACTCCGCCATGTCGGGCAGGCCCTTGGCACGGAAGACAATCTCCTTGTCGCCGCGCGGCAGGACCAACAACACTTCGTTGGAGAGTAATTTTGGATCGACGCCGGCAATCTTCATGTTGTTCTCCCTCGCTGAAAGGAATGAGAAAGACGCGGTGCCGACACCGGTTGCCGGCACCGCATATCTGGTCGCTGCGACCAGAGAAACCGGCCTCTCGGGGCCGGGGAGTCGTCTTAGGCCGCGCGGGTCACGATGGGTTCCGTGGCGTTGCACTTGCCGGTCACGGAAATCGTGGCGTCCTTGAAGTTCACCTCGCGCTGCTCCGAGCGGAAATCGGGGAAGAGCGTGGTTTCGCCCTGGGTCGTGCCGCAAGGTGGAACGTGCTCGACCTCGATGGCCACCGCGTAAGGTTCGCAGGGGTCCTCGGCGTAAGTAATCCACTCCGAAGCCGCCCCGATCCCCTTCATCGCGTCCATCGGGCTGATGTTCTCGCTGGTGCCCGTCGTGATGTGCTCGTACACGCTGTCCCACTTCACGTCCATCGGGACTTCCTTGCCCTCCTTCACCGTGTCCAGGTTGTCCCGGTCGAGGAGGTAGTCGTACTCGTTGTGCTCGGTGTAGGTGATGTTCCCGTCGCCGATCTTCACTTCGAGTTGCTGCGGCAGCAGCGTGATGGCGGCGTCCGTGGAATAGGTGCCGGCCCCGAGCGCGGGCGCGAAGGTGACTTCGATCGTCTTGTGCTGGTCCGTCCCATCCTGAACGCAGGCCGTGACGACATGGACGGCATCCGTGTCGGTCTCACCGGCGATCGTGAAGCGTGCGCCCACGGGAATCTTCTGCGTATGCCCGCCAACCGCCGTGGG